CCACCTGATGGCGTGACGGGTAGCAGGTCTGTATCTGCTACTGTGCGTGTAGCGAGTTCATCTATGCGCTTGCTTGCCATTTACCTACTCCGTCACTGCCAGATTATGTAGTCTGTCGCTGTGCTAAATATCAGAAAGTCTGAAGCATCTTGCCAGAGCAGACCATCGGTTGGGCCTGATGTTGCTGGCGCTGAAGGCCCGACTCCCAATAATGGTAGACTCATAATACACCAGCGTTTGTAGCTAATCTGGTAAGCGTTGCAATAATATCCGTCATGGTAGAAGCTACATCAGGATCATTACCGGCAAGGGCCCAAACGTCTGCTATGTGGTAATTGCGTCGTTCATCTCCCAAGTCCCAACCGGTTGAACTTGCCGCGTTACGCCGCGCAATTCTAAACCATGCTTCCGCGGTCAACGGTTGCTCTATTCCGTTACCACTAAAAACCAACGACTCGACAACCCAAAGCGGGAAGGTTTGCGCCGGTGTTGCTGGTACTGTTACCGGCACCGTTGCTGGAATATCTGCCATGGTTATTCTCCGTTATACGTTGACTTCAATATAGCAAAGGTGCCCGGCCACGTTTACCGCGCCGCCGAGGCTAAGGTTCAGCGCTTCGCCGGCTTCGGTTTGAAACAACCCGTAGGCGCCACCAGGTGCCAAGATCCCCACCGATGCCGAGGCGCCGCCGGAACTTGCAAGGCTCATCGGGCCCGATAGCGCCGTCGATGCCGATTGCCAAGTTGCTGTTACCGCGCCGGCTGCAACGATGACATAGGAAACCACCCGAATTCTTTTGCCGGTAACGGCTGCAACAATTGCGTTGCTACCGCTGGCGCTTGCGTTGATGGCTGCAAATTTCATAATCAGAGCCCCAGCTGTTTTGACAAGATCCGAAGGGCGATACTTAAAACCAATGACCACGGGAACAGGCCTTGCACTGCCTGAGCGCAAGTCGGTTCCTGTTCAATTGCTGCCTCGAGCACCGCCAGGTCGCCGGCGGTTTGCAGGTTGTCGGCCACGGGGTCGGCTGTAATCAGGGGCCCACCGCCGAGGGTTTGCGATAGGGCATAACCTGCCACGTTCCAGCACGCATGGACTAGCACCGGCGCGGGAATGTCGCCGCCCTTGACGCGATCCACGAGTAGCCCAAGGGCATAGGTTGGGAAGTCGGTTGGGTATGGGGTAAGCATCATCAGATACTCCAATTGATTCGGCGCGCCGGGAAGCCGTCAAGGCCTGAAAAGGCCCAACTGTCACCAGCTCCCAACATTCTATCAACTACTTCCGCATCGGCCCAAAACCCACACGCCGGCGGGTTGCCGGCGCCCAAGGGTCCGGTGTGCTTGTTGTCGCCCCAACTGTTGCAAATAAACCCGCCGGGCCTGCTGCCGCCCTTATAGCCGATAAGCCCCATGCAATGATTCCAGGTTCCGGCGGGCCGCGCGAATCCGTCGGCATCTCGCTGGAACACAAACCCGCGGCTTGAACAGATTGCGATTCCGTACCCACTAGCCAAGGCTTGGCAAGCCTGTTGAAACGTTTTTACTAGGGTGACGGCTCGCACCGGGTGGAGGCGCGCCACGCTTTCAATGCTGTCAGGTACTCCGGTTCGCCCCCACTGCCGGCACCGGGTTTCGTCGTATTTGCGCAAATCTTCGGCGCCGTAGACTTCCCGATCCACGACGCCCCATCGGCGCACAAACTCCGCGGCCCACGCGCCTACCGAACCGTCACCGTTAATCCTGCCGCCACCCACTTCTACCCGGCTTCCGGCGTAGATGACTTCTTGGCAAAGGTCTTTGATGCTCTCCGCCTCGCCGGCCAGGATTTCCGCGGCCATGGTCGCTTCGATTGCCGCCGCGGTCCCAAACGCCACACAACTTCCCACCTGCCCCTGATTCCTGCCCGGCCAAGGTTTGCCGGTGATGGCCTCGCGGGCTTTCCAGAGGAAGGCTTCCGGCGGTATGGTTTCCCGTTCTGCCGCGGGTGTCATCGAAAAAAACGGGAACGGCTGGGCGCCGGCCACCACCGCCACGGCTTCCGGATCGTCCACCCACCCCGGCACGTAATCGTCAATCATTTAAGGCTCTCCAAGATTTTTCCAAGCCGACTGTAAATTTCCGTCGCCGCGGTACGAATAGAAGGGGTAAGCGCCGCATCTGGGTCCGTTGGCAATACCGCCGCTAGCTCTTCGCCCAATCGGTTCCGGATAGCTTCCAGCGCCATGGGTGGAAGCGCCGCCAAGGCCTGCCGGCGCGCAAACGTGAACAGGTCGCCGGCTGTTTTAATCTCGGGATCTCCCGCCGCCTTGCTTGCTCGCCGGTATACGTCTGCAAGCGCCACCACTTGCTTTGCCTTGTCTGGGTCTTGATTGACTTCAAGCAACGCCTGCAACGCCACCGCTAGCGGGTCCACCGGCACCACTGGCCCGGGTGGCGCCGGTGGAGCGCTGCCCACCGTTACCACGCATACCGCCGCCTCGCTGGGGATGTCTCCCGCCGCGGTCCACGCCAAGATCTTGTACTGTCCCGGTGCCATGGCTGAAAAGATCGCGCTCCGAGTCGATTCCATGACGATGAGATCAGCATCGTCTCCCGCCAGGTACCACCGGATTAGCTTGCAATCTGTGCGCGCTGCAATCTGCACCAGGCGCCCCGGCCTCGCCGCTACCGCCGGCGGTAGGCTCACCGTAGGGTCTGCCGCCAAGGCTGCTAATACTAGCCAAATCATTGTTTTGCCCCATTCATGCGCGAGATTTCGGTATTGGAACGGGCCAGCTCGGTAATTTCCCGCGCCATGTGCTCTTGTGTTGTCGCAATGGTTTCAAGGGTTTGGCTTAGGCTTGAAAGGAACTCAAAATGCCTGTCCCGAATCGGGATGATTAGGTGTTGGGCGATCCATTGCGAAGTAGACCAGATGCCATAGCCGATAGCCACAAGCGCCGCCGTAGGCAATCCAACGGCTTGAATCCATGTCGGGTCCATCTGCGCACTCCGAAGGTTTGGGGCTCATCATATCATGGTTGCCGGTATTCGCTGCAATCCGAACAGGATTTGAACTTGCTGCCCTGTGCGCCAAACCGCACACACTCCCCGTGAATGGTGCACGAGTGGAGCGCCGAACACCCACACGCCGGCTTCGGGTCAATCAGTTCCCCAAGGTGCACGCATGCGGTAGCGGCCCGGGTTTTCATCCGCTCGATGATTGCCAGCCGTTCCGCCTGATACGTTGCCGCTGATTCCATGGGTGCCACCATGGCCGAAGGCGTTATTGCATTGTCCACACATTCCGCGGTAACGCCGGAAGGGAATTCCAGCCCGTATAGAATCACTACCGGATCACCTGCCACGCCGCTAAACGTCACCGTTGCCACCCAATGCCCGGTATCGGCCAGCACGCCAAGGTCAAGCGTATAGGTGCCGACGGTCCACGCTCCGCCGGGAATCCGGATTGCCACGCATGGGGTGTTCTTGGCCACGGATTTAACCACTAAATCGAAACCGGCCACCGACGTATATTGTATCTGTTGTTTTTCGGCGCCGTTCACCGGGTCCTCGCCGCCACATCCGGCGTTCAAGAGGTCCACCGCGGTAGGGTAGATTGGCGTCGGGTCCAATACTGCCGCTACCGGCGGAAGTAAGCCGCTGCCCGAATTATTCCCGCGGAAGCATCCAAGCCGGCCACCGGTGCGGTTCACGCCCAACTGGCTCCACTGAGGGCGAAAGGTTCCGGCCACCGCGGGCTTGACCAGCGCCGCCAGGCATGAATACGTTCTCTTGCCGGTGTCCATCGAACAATCCGATAGCGGGCCGTTCTCCGCCTTGCCGTTGCAGCCTAGCCGATAGGGCATAAGCTGGATGGTTGCCGTTGCTGAGCGTATGTCTGTTTCGCAATAACCGCCGGAAGGAACAAACGGTATCGGGTCGGGGTGGCCCATCACCCACGTTGTATTCCTGTCAAGGGGGTCCGCTAGCGGGTCCAAGATCCGGGTGAGCGTCACGCCAAACGTTCCGCAAGTTACGTATGTGTTGCTTCCATCCGCCGGGGGCGGTGTGAATTCAACCGCCGGCACCAGGCGCTCCATGGTCACCGATAGCCCAAGGCTTGCGTCTGGATTCACCACCATGACGGCCCGGAAGCGCCAGCTCATGCCATAGCTGGGGGTGCCTGCAATCAGGATAGACGATATATTCGCCTCCCCCTGCCAAATGCCTTCCGGCACCGGCGTCTGTGGTAAACATCCTAGGCCCATAGTTACCGGCTGGGGAATGTATCGGGAAGGGCCAGTACCTACCGAAGGGCACGTAGACGGGTCGCGCGCGAAGGTCAGATACAAAACTCCCATTTGCATCGGCCACCCGATAGCGGTACACGCCAAAGCACAATCAAAGGTAATCGGCACCGAATACCCCGCCGTGCTTGGCGCGCAAATATACTGCGCAACTGCAAACCGGTGGTTTCCGCGGGCTTCCCCTTCCGGCGGTATCAGGTTGATGGTTCCAATTTCATACGGCATCAGGCACCAATAAAGATTTTGAGATTGGAGAGCGAAAGATAAGCCACCTGTTCCGTGAGTTGCTCGGGATTGTTGGCGTTCTGCAATAGTGGAAACCTAATCGGTACCGCCACACTTCCACCCACCGAAGCGCCGGCGCCGAAAAACAGGTAGGGGTCCCAAGGGGTGGTTATTCCACCGACAATTCGGGTATAGGTCCAATACCGAAGCGCCGCCACCCGCGGACTCTTCAGGAACTTGCCGCTGCTATTTTTGGCCAAATAGATCCAAACCTCGAGAACCAATATCTGCCGCTTCGGGTCAAGCTTCGGCACCGGCGGGGGCCCGATATAGACCATATCATCGGGAGGCTTTACCGGATTCTTAACCGCGCCAAGATTCCAGAACGCAATCCATGCTAGCCCGTCATAGGTTCCTTCCAGTCCGCCGGCTTCGTTGTACACCGGGAGCGCTTCGCAAAATGGGGTGAAGTCTTCGTGTATTCCGGTGTTGCTTCGGTTCACATCGGATAGCGAATCTTCAAAAAACGAATCGGCCATCATAGGTTCTGCTACGTGCCGGTTGCTATAACACCACCCGCCAGGCATAAGGTTCCCGAGCCAGTCCTCGCCCCATGTTGTATCGGTTGCATCCTGCCAATAGACGTTTCCAGCTGCTAAGTATGGATCGTTGGCTTGGTCTCGCTTGGTTAAACGGATGTAGGTGTTGGGCATTGTGAACCGCGGGCCAGTATACGTCACCGTATACGCGGGGATGCCGTAGGGTGCCGTCACCACCGGAAGCCACTTGGCCACGTCTGCCAGGTCGAATTTAACCTTCTGCCGGAAGGTCACACCGTTGGGAAGTCCTGTATCTGATCCATACGGGATTGCGTTCTTGCCTGCCGCGTCGTGAGGCAAAATCATCTTGTTGCCACACAAGCCGGTTTGAAAGTCCACCGGCTGCGTGATTTCCCGAGTGTAGAAAAGCACATGGAGCGAAACCGACGGGAACGCCGATCCGGCGTCCACCTGATTAAGGCAATTCCCGGCCAGCAGTTCGCCCTTAAATCCGTTCAAATTGTCACCGCGTTGATGATTATTTGGAGCGTTGCGCTGCCTTGAACAAGGGTGCCGGCCAAGGTAAACGAATAAGCCCCACCGACAAACGAGCACCCGTTGCCACTGGCTGCCGGTGTGAAAATACCGGGACCAATACCGCCGACGTTGCCTACCACTGCACCGGTAGGCTCTGTGCAAAGGCTAAGCGTAGTCGAAAAACTAAACGGTAGGCCAATGGAAAAGTAGCTGTAAACGTCCCCGCATGGGGATGATAGCGGTAGGGTAAATGCCGTTGGTGTTGTCGGGAATGTTCCGCAGATACCGCCGGAACAATGCCATAATCCGCTTACGCTTGTCGGTGGGGCCTTCCAGCCGCAGCACGAATAAGGGCGCGGAAGGGCTCCGTAGAAAGTCGAGGTCTTGCTGTCCCAGCATTGGAAGGTTTTGACTTCGCCCATGATTTCACTCGTAGGTCACATATAGGATATTGCCCACGCATTGAACCGATGAAATGGTGGAACCGCTACCGCCACCGCCGATATCGAATTCATAGTTGATTTGCCCGCGGTTCTCACTTCCGGCGCCGCGCACCCGAAGTCTTACAATCTTCCCGGTTGCCGCCGCCAGGTTGTTCATTTCAAATGCTTGGTTGGTTTCGCCGTCGCCGACAATTCCGAATTCCTTCAATTCATAATCCTGCCCCGTACCCGCCACCGTCATTTCTTCCCACATATAAATCGTGTTGCCGCTCTCGCTGGTGCCATAGCTGCCGGTGATGCGTGCCACAATAGGCTTGCTTCCGGCGGTTCCGATTTCAATTGCGTTGCCACTCATGGAAAGCGTCGCGCCTTCGCCTGCCCGGAGCAATGGTAGCTTAGGTTCCTGTTTCATCATTACGCCACGTCGGGGTCAGTAAACAACAATTGGAACGGGAACGAAGGGTAAATCGGCTTCTTATTCAATGTCGATTCTACGTAATAATGGTACCGGCCACCGGCGCCAAACCACGGGAGCAGATTATGCCCACCCGTCACGTTGTTACCGACTGCCGCCGGCGGTTGATGCGCTGGGTCCGTCTCGGGATCAAACCGGCTGAAGGTCATTTCGAGATCGACAAGCTTCAATGGCGAAACAATTGCCGGAGGCCCACCGCCGCCAAGGCCAACAAACCCGGGATAAGCTGGAACGTACCGGCGGTAGCTCATCGCCTGAAACAATAGGGTGCCCGAGTCGTATGAATTCCAATAAATCTGGTTTACGTGCCCCAAGGCTTCGTAAATGTAGCCGTAGTGCCTGCTGTTGGGTTCTAAGTATGTAATCGGAACTTGGTACCAAAATATCTTTAGACCTGATTTTCGTTGAATTATTCGCACCTGCCCGGGAAGGGTGGCGCCGTTGGGGTTGTTGGTTCCGGCGCCGCCTTCGGCGCGAAACTTAAACTGTCCCTGCTGCGCCGTTATGAATTCTGCTGAAGGAACTTCGTCATAGTCTGTAAACCTGTCCCATTCCTTCGCCCATATGCTGTTTTGTGATACCCCGTTATCGTCAATCCAGTCCATCTTGCCGACTTCGATTGCCGTATCTCGCAAAACAGCGTAGGGTCTTGGCGCAAAGGTTATTTCGCACCGGTAGAGCAAATACTTGGCGAAGTTGGGAAGCGCCGGCGCTTCCAATCCGTTGGTATAAACTTCCGAGGTAGTTCCGTTCACGTCGAAGCTTACGCCGGAGATCGCCACGTTTTCGGCGAATAACCACGGGAACTGGGGGTGCGCCAATGGTAGCACCCGAATCAGGGCGCCGTTTCCCTTGGGTGTAGAGCTTCCGATTATTTCTGTAATCACATCGGGTAAATCATACTTGGCTGGATCAACAAACCCCACCATGGTGGCTTTACTGCCGCCCATGTTATGGTTGCTGCTGCTGACTTGCCGGAGGCTTTCCACGAATTCAAACGCCATGGATTAGCTCCCGTAAATAAGGGCGCCGGCTGCTGAGCCGATGCCGCGGCCCACTGCGCCAATTGTGTAATCGTATGCCGTCGCAATGCCGGAGCCAATGTTTTTTGGTATGTTTTTAACCATACTGATTCCCAAGGCGCTTTGAATTGCCTTGCCGATTTTATCAGGTAAAGAATTTAAGGTTGTTATCATGTTTTCTCCGTTGCCTGAAATGGATTCCAGCTCCGTCACCATTTCCGCGTAAAACTCTTCGCTTTTTTTGTTTTCTGCTCCTTTGCCGGGAATTACTGAAGCAATAACCGCCGCCATTGCCGCATCTTTGCCAACCGATTCTATGCTCTTTATTTGAGCGTTTTGAGCTGCCGCTATGCCGGTTGCGTCTTCTTTTTTGGCGTTGGTCAATCGTTTGAAATAATTGGCAAGCCCGCCAATTGCATTAACAAACCCGAAGAATTTAAGCATATAGGCCACACCACGAACAAACAGTTGCAAAACGTTGTCAATCATTGATTTCATTCCTTCCGCCAGGCTTTTTATTCCGTCTTTTATCTCGCTGCCTCCACCAAATAAAGATTTGATAATTTCTGTTATAACCGTCACAAATACACCAAGCTGTATGTAGAGCGCCTTGATGTAATGGCCCAAGACTTCAAAGAGCGGGGCAATGGTAATAAATAGCTCTGCGATCATGTCGATAAGGGGCATAACGGTTTGTGCCGCTATGTAAAACGTGTCTGTAATTGCGTCAATTGCCGGCTGCATTGCTTCAATGACTCGTCCAAACGCTTCGCCAATGGTGCGCGCCACCGGTAGCAATGCGGAACCCATTTGCTTGATTATTGGAACAATAGCTTGCATAACCGGCGCCAATGCGGTTCCGATGACTGCGTTAAGGTCATTGAATGCGCTTTCCAGTGCAATCATGATGCCCGGATTAACTGCGCCAACAAACTTGCCGATTTGGCTTGCCGCGCCCATGGCCATTTCACCGAAAGCCAAGGGGCCCGCCATTGCCATTCCCGCCATGGATGCAAGGCCACCGACTGCCGCGCCGCCGGCCTTGGCTATTGCTCCGCCTGCCGCTCCGCCTGCTGACTTCGTGCCGCCTGCCGCAACTGCTCCCGGTGCCGCTGGTGTTGCCAAGCCTTGGCCAGGGCTGCCGGGCGCCTTCGCCTTGGGTGTCGCCATGGCCTTCATGGCTGCATCATGTTCCGCCTTGGCGTCTGTTTTGCGCTGGGCCAAGGCCTTGGCGCTTGCTGCCGCTTGCACTTCCGCCAGGTCTTGGTCGGCGTCTGCTGCCGCCTGAACTGCCGCTTGATATTCTGCCGCCGCCGCCGCCGTCGCCTTGCGTGCTTCGTCAAGCGCATCGGCCATTGCTTGAGTGGGCGTCTGAAGGGTTTCTAGCATGGCTTGGGTTTCGGCTTCTTCTGCGGCTTGCCGCTTGGCAAGGCCTTGTTCCAAGCCCAGTTGCGCCGCGGTGTTGGCGTCAATTGCCGCTTGTAGCGCTGGGTCGATAACTACGGTTGGGGCGCCTGCCGCCGGGCCTGCCGTAGCTGTTCCCCCTTCCTGCTCCTTAAGCGCTTCGACCACGGGTTTGGCTGACTGTTCCGGCGTTGGCGTTGCCGGTGGCTTCTTCTTCAACCATGCCACCATTGCCGTTGCCATGGGGGCTTGACGCTTGAAAAACTCGCCCACCGATGCAAACAGACCACCGCCGGCTTCGGGCGCCGCCATGGTCTCACGTCCCGTATCCGCGGTGTCTGCCGTCGGGCCTGTTGTGGCATCGGGCATACTCCCGGCGATTGTTTCAAGGGCTGCCGAATACCGCGCCAAGGCCGTGATCAGCTCGCCAAGGCCACCGGCGCCGCCACCGGGCCCACCTGCCGCCGTCATGTCAATGCTGGCCGCCATGGTTGCCCCCTGTCTTCTTCTGCCACGCCGCTTCAAGCTGGGCTTGATTGATTCCTAGACTGATTCCCATTGCGAAGTATTCTAGCCGTTCTCGCTCCAATTGTTGCGCCGGTGTCAGCACCGCCTCTTCATGCTCCACCGGCACCGGTAACGGGGCGCCGTCCTTGTCACGAGGTCGATAATAGCATTCTATGATCTGCCTGTCGGTTAGTTCTGCGATCTGGGCAAACGTGAGTTGGTACGGTTCGCCGGTGAGGTTGGCGTAGAGCGCCCACGCGTTGGGCGGGATGGCCGGGCCTGCTGGCTCTCCACCGGTGGCGCCGTCGTCGTTTTTTTTTGCGGGAATGACTCTTCCAAGATTGTTTGAAACAGGTGCTTTAGCTCCACATCGTGTTCCACGGTGAGGTTCACAATTTCATCGGCTGTGCAGGGCCTGCCAGCTTGCACGTCGAATGATACGCTCGCCAATAGCTGAGACACCCCGCGCACCGTCCCAAGGCTTGCCGCAAACGTTGGGCCATTCCAAGAAAACACGCCGGAGGCGATATCGCGCCGGATTCCGTCGAGGCTCTTAGAATAACCGTCCTCGCCCAAGACTTCGCGGAAGTCGGTGATGGCTTGCATGGCTGCGCCTGTCAAGAAGCGCTCGTATTCTGATTTGACTCGTTGGGTAATCAAGCCAAACCGGTAGAGTCTGCCGCCAAGGCTAATTTCCCGCGGTGCTGCATGAGCGCCAAGCGCTTCTGAGATTGTTGCCACTGCGCCACCTAGAATAAGATTATGAAATTGCCGGTGCTCTGTGCCGTAATGGCGAACTTGGCCACTCCGCGCACATCCTGAGTGATTGTAAGGTCTCGCACCATAGCGGTAATGGCAAACACGGGTCCGGCGCTGGTTGCGCCAAATCCAAACGTGTACACGGTGCCTTCCCGAATCCCGAGGGTTCCGGGCCAAAATCCCTCGGCTGTTATGTCAATTGATGAGATGTTTGGAAGGCTCACAATTGTTGCGCCTTCCACCGCGTTGGTAACGTCCTCGATTTCATTCTGCAATTTAATCGACCATGACGTGAACGGGAGCCTAGCTCCCGCCACCGATATAAACCCGGTTTTTCCCGGTAAAACTGGCATCAGGGGCTCGCGGAAAAGATGCCGTTGCTAGTCGCAGTGTAAGAAACTTTGGCCACATCTTTCACCGATAGGTCAATCTTCACCGACGTGATGCGGGCCTTGACTGTGAAGCCGGCGGCGCCCACGCCGAGGAAAAACGTCACATCCTGCCCGGGTGAAGCGCCGGCGCTGCCGTCATAGGGACCGCTGGCTGAAATATCTGCCGATGCGATACCGGCCACGTTTTCGGTAACGCCTTCGGATAAGAAGTTGGTAACCTCGACAGCATCCGACTTGAAATCTACGCTCCAATCGGTGAGGGGCTGCGAAGCGCCGTTCACCAATACGCTGCCCGTTTTTCCATGGGCGAAACTGGTACTCGTCACCGGCATGATATCCCCCCCTTAGCTTGCCCGCGCCTCGAGGCTGCGGTAGGTCATGGCCATTCCCGAAACGTCGTAGTTGTTCACGCTGCCCGAAACTACTTCAAGCGCCGGGCTGGTTTCGATCATTGTATCAAATACGCTGTTCACGCCTGCAAGCGCCACCTTGTACAAAACGTTGCGCACATTCTCCCGCAGATCCAACCACGCCACCACATCGGGTTCGTGAATCCGGTTGCCGGCCTGCACCATGGTAACGTTTACTTGGTAGTCGTAATTCACATTCCCGCCAAACGTTTCAATGCTTACTGACTCCCGGCCCGGTGAGACCACAATCAAGGGTAGCTTGTCGCCTTCCAGAAAGATGGCTCGCTTGCGCACTACCACCGGCACCCCGGCGGTTGCCAAGGCTGATTTAACCGCGCCAAGTATGTCGCTGAACTTGCTCAAAAGGTCTCCCCCGCGTCAGCTGTTGTTTCGACTTCCCAGCAATTGGAATGCACCGTATGCGAAACTCGATTGATGCGAAACCGGTTGCCGTATGTGTCAATCAGGGCGCCGTTAGTCTGTGGCGCCACCGGACAATCTGCGCCCCATATGATCCACTGTGTTGAATTGCCATACGCTGCCATACTGCCGGCGTCTGCTAGGTCCACCGTACCAGGTAGGCGGAGTGCCCGCGGTATCCGGATGGTGGCGCCGTCTCGTTGAATCAGGGTAACTATCTCAAGGTTGTCTATTACCACATGGTCACCCGCGGGGGACCATTGAAACAGGCGCGCCGGCGCCGCGGTTTCAACGCGGAAGGTTCCAAGGCGAGATCCGAAGGCCGCGCCGGTGCCGGCCCACGTGTACATAACCGCGCCGGGCTCGGTGGTGGTGTAGTCGTAGCGGTAGACGCCCACCGAAACTCGGGTGATACTGGCGCCGGTAAGCGTAATGGTTGCCGCGGTGGGCGGTTCAATGGTAAGGGTCACCGCGGGATCGGTAAGGCTTCCGTCCCTGTTCTTGAAAACGGTTTCTAACCGTACCACGTCGCCCACATAGTAGGTCATCATAGATTAGTACCCGCCCTTCGCAGGTCATACGTTGAGACGCTAGTACCGCCGCCAGTCGTGATCGGTGCCACACGCGCCGCCGGAGCAATAACCGACACCGTTACCCCGGAAGGGTTGCCGGTGGCGCTGGCCGTTATGGTGCCGGCGCCGGGTGCCGTCATGGTCACCGTTCCAAGGGCGCCGATACCGCGCACAATAGCCAAGGCCGTGCCGGTAGGTGCCACCATGGTGATGGTGGCAAGGGGCGCCGTAAGGGTGCCGGCTGCGCTGCCGGCGGTTGCCGTCATGGTCACCGTGCCAGGTGCGCCGGTTGCCACGACTGAGGCCCGCGCCACGCCTGCCGGTGCCGTCATGGTCACCGCTGCGCCGCCGCCGGTTGCCGATGCCGTGCCGGTTGCAGCTCCCGCCGCCGCCGCGCTGGTCACCGTTGGAAGGCTTCCGGCTGCCGATACCGATACCCGTGCCGCTCCACCGGGTGCCGTCATAGTTGCCGTGCTTATTGCGCCGGTGCCGGTTGCTGTGCCGATTGATCCACCTGCCGGCGCCGCTACCGTTACCGTCACGCCTGCCGGGCTCGCCGTTGCGCCGCCGGTTCTTGTCGCTGTCGGCGCCGCCACCGTGATGGTTGCCAGGCTTCCGGCTGTTGTCGCCGAGGCTGTCAGGGTGCCGGCGGGTGCCGATACCGCCACGGTTCGCCCCGCGCCGGTGGCTGCTGCCGTTCCGCCTGCACTGCCGGCGGTAGTGCTTACCGCTATGGTGGAAAGCGCTCCACCTGCCGCCGCTGTGCCAATTGCGCTTCCGGCGGTAGTCGTCACCGTGACGGTTGCCAGGCCTGCCGCCTTGGTTGCGGTGCCGGTTGCTCCGCCGGCGAGCGCCGTTACCGCCACCGTGCCCGGCGCTCCACTCGCTGGCGCCGATCCTGTCGCCGATCCTGCCGCCGGTGATAGTGCCACCGTGCCAATGGTGCCGGCGCTTGCCGCCCTGCCGCTGGCCGATCCTGCCGGCGCCGACACCGTGACGGTTCGCCCTACCCCGCTAGCCGATCCGCCGCCGGCGCCAAGGCCTGCCGGCGGTATTGTCACCAAGATGGTGGGCCCGATAGTCTCGGCGCCAATCCGCACCCGCCCTTCGGGTGGCACCATGGTAACGGTTGGAATGGGTTCGGTAATCCAAGACGTGCGCGCTAATCCGGCTGGCGCCGCCATGGTGATGGTGCGCCCCGTGCCGGTAGCCGATCCATTAGTTACGCTGCTTGCCGTTCCTGCCGGCGCTGTCATGGTAACGGTAACGCCGGCACCGGTGGCGCTTCCGTTGGTCGGGACGGTTGCTGCCCCGGCTGGGGCTGTCATGGTAACCGTTGCGCCGGCACCGGTAGCTGATCCATTGGTTGTTACTACGCTGTATTCTGTCCCGCTACCGCCGTTATAAATAAGATCGTAATCTACTCCGCCAATTAGTGGCTTATTATAAATCCTTAAATCATCTAAAGTAAACGTATCACCAGTCCCAGCTACGGGGCACTGAGCTTGAAAAGTATTTAAGAACGTTCCCGCATTCATTTGAGCTATTATTCGCGGGCCACCAGATGCCGAAGTATAAAATGTCACCCTATATGCAATGGCGTCATACTTTATAATCTTATGACCAGAAAAATAAGAATCTGAAATTTGAATTGTTGAAGAGCCATTATAGAATTCATAGTAAGATCCAGCCGAATCAAACTTGTGCGCAAAGTATTGTGAAAAAGCATCGTGAAAAATATATGTTACATATCCGCCTGCCATAGAAACACTGTTAAATGCAAGCCAATAAGAAACAGTCCAACCTGTTGATCCGGCCCAATTTTGCGATGGTTGCGTTGCTATTACTCCGCTTGATTGAGTAACTCTAACCGCGTTGGGGCTGTTAGTAAATAATCCAGAAACATAAGAGCCAGTTCCTAGTGCTGGAATAAATGCCGCAGAAACTGATCCTGTAGTATCGTTTAAGTTATTAGTAAATTTGTAATGATGAATAGGCTGATCCCAAGTAGCGGTGGCCGCGGTTGCTTCCGCGGGAAGCCCAGCGTTATAGATTCCCGCTATTTCTCCCGATGAAAGCGAATGGTTGAACACGCGCACATCGTCAAGATAGGCATAGAGAGAAGCGAATGCCGATGGTGAGCCGATCCTGATTCCGTTAAACAATGATTTCCCACCGGCCATCATGTTGGTGGTCCATGTGTTCATGGACTCGGCGCCACCGTTGACGCTTAAATAGCTGGCGCCGCCTGTTACTCGGATTGCAAAGAACACCCACGTTGCCGAAGAACATGCCGCCGAGGTTCCGTTAAATGTGATCGTTCCATACTTCTGGTCATACACGAGGGTTGCTGTAGATTGCCCTGCTGTGCCGGTGAGAAGTTGAATTAGTTGAGTGCTGAAACTGGTTAAATATACCCATCCTGTCATCGACCATGATAAAACGCCGTTGGCGGCTTCGGTTGTGTCCGCCGCCATGAAGCCGGAAGCCGCCGCTCCGGTGCCAGTACACCCAAACCGATAGAATGAAGCGCTGCTGCTAGTTACCGCGCCGGTTGAACCGCCGAGCTTGCCGGGGACATAAACGGGGCTGTTGATGTCTGCTAATAAATCAAACGCGCCGATACTGTCGTATAGGTTGCCGTTGAATTTGTAATAGTGAATGAGTGCCACGTTAGCCCCACTTCGGTATATTGGCTCGAATATGGGCCAAGGCCTGCTCGTTAAATGGCAAGCCTATCAAATCTGAAACCGCTTGCAATTGTGCCGCCGGGTCAATTGTTGTTTTTGGAAACTCCACCTTCATTCTATCCGCCTCGGGCCAGGCTTGAAACAGGCTCTCCAGGCTTGCCGCCTGGCTGGTGATTATTTCCCGCGCCTCTTCACTCGAAAGGTCATGCCGCAGGGTTGAATAGGATGCCACGGTGGTTTCAATGTCTCGAGTCGTCCAAACCAAAACCTTGCGATCCACTTGGCATGCCTCAACGAATGATTCCATCATGCCGGGAATAAATAGGAGTCGGTGGCTTTTGATGCCCCAAACGTCGGGCATTGAACGGGCTGCGAAGTATTCGTCCCACCCGATAAAGCCTTCAACCTCAAGAATCCTGTCCTTGTAGCTGCCGGTTGGATGCCACTTGACCCAATCGCGCTCCACGGGCGCGGGGTTCATGTCTGCGCCGCATTCATGGAGAAACCGCGCCAGCAATGAAGTTCCGGCGCGGTAGGTTCCTGCAACAATCACGCAAGTTGCCATTAGTTCTGGAAGCGTAGCGGGCTGCTAATCGTCACCGAAAACGTGCCGGCGGTGCTGGTCACATCGGTGCCAAAATCGACGTAGGCCACCAGTTCGTCGGCGCTTGCAAGGCCTCCGCGAGACTTGTAGATCACACCGGCGCGGGCCGTAATGGTCGCCGTAGTCCAAGACGTGATTGCGAAGGTAATGTCCTCGCGGTTGTTTGTGTTGTCCTTGGTGACGGTGGCTGCCGCGGCGTTGCCGCCGGTGGTATAGCCGGTACCGGAAACCTCGTTGGTCACGTCTGAGCGCTTGGCGTGAGTCTTGGCCGCGGTGTAGGAACTGGTCACCAAAATCATCTTGAAGGTGTCGGTATCAAAATCAATTGATCCGCGTACCGTATCGTCGAGGCATGAATTATAAATCAGGCTTGCCATGTCAAAACCCCCTAGTTAATGAAAGAATCTGTCACCTGGTATTGTAGCCCCTGCCCGGTAATGGCCTGAAGCTGTGGGAGCAGGTCTTGCAATGTGCCCTTCAATCCAAGGCGCCGGTATCGCACTTCCAACACCGCGCCATAGAAAGCATTCCGCCGAAGTCCTACGCGCACCCTGCCCGCCGCAATGATGCCCGCAATATCTGTCGGGGCGAATGTTACATTGGCTTGCAGAAAGCCGGTGCGCTTGTTTGGATATTCGCCGGGCCGCGAGGCTCCGGTATAGCGTACCCTGCCGTTGGCTCGCACTGCCGGCGCCGGCTTGTTAAGGCGCCGCTGATGTTGACTCATAAGATAAACCGCCGCGCGGGCCAGCTTGGTAGCCTGCCGTTGGTCCATCTCTTCGGTGGGCCTGCCGCCAGGTCCGGTAAGCGCCGCAAAGGCTTGGGCCACCCCGATGGAAAGGTTCACGCTAAAACCTCCCCGTAGGTGATATGCCCGCCGGCGATATGGGCGCCATCGGAGTATAGCACCAAATCTTCGCCTACTGTCGTCTGGAGCACCGGCATTCCACCCGCGGGCCAATTGTCGCCTAAGTGAATTGCCGCGTTGCTACTGGCGCCCATGTGCAATTGTCCGCTTAATGCGGTGGCGCCTGATTTCCAAATGAAATAATTATTGGACGCTGAAAACAGAATATAAGCGTAGACGCGAAACCTCTTGCCGGGAATGCCCGACAAGATCACGTTATTGCCGCTTGTCGAAGTGTCGATGATGGCCGTTTTCATATTGGCCGCATCCGTGTAACCTTCTGGAAGGGGCCCGCTAGGCTCTGCTGTGCCGCCTGCAGCTTCTGAAGCTGCTCGGTGAGCATGGAAAGATAACTGCCCCACGATATCGACTGTCCACCCACCGAATAGTCGGGCTTGGGCTGGGTTGTTATCTCTCGGATCTGCGCCGCCACGTTGGCGATGGCCGCGCCGATGTCATCCGCCGGTGTTGGCATGGTCTGGCTCCACTACCACGAGGGGGCGCGAATGGGCGAGACTGTACATGTCGCAATAGCGCCGCTTGGCGTCTACAGTGTTGAAAGCTTCCACCAGTCGCCGCGGGGTAAACTGCCCGGACACTTCGTAAATGCGAAGCACCGGAGCCGCTTCTGCCGCCGGTGCTTGCTTGGCTGGTTTCGCTGGTACCGCGCTCATTAGTTCTTGTTCCTGACGATGTGCCATGGTGACCATACCGAAGGTACGCCTCTCTCGTTGGCGAAGTAAGCCGCCACGATACCGCGGTCCAGCATTTCGTACTGATTCGGCGCCGCTTGGCTGACGCTAAGCGGGTAGTTTTGCATATAACGGAAGGCCTTGCCGCTCTCGAAAGTCCACCAGTATTCGTCTGCGTTGGCTTGCGAGATGTTCAAGCCGTCGGCTGCTATACAACGCTGTTCAAGCAATGGGGAAGTGATGATTTCCATGCCCGTATACGGTGCGCCGGGGCTCACTGATACGTTCAAGGGGTTGCTGGTTGTCTGCGGGGTGGTTGCGCCGGCGCCAGTTCTGCGCTCGGTGCTGGTTGCCGCCATGATCAGGTTGGCGGTTGCAATGCGCGCCGGGTTCACCACGATGGTATCTGGCTTCGTGAGGATGCGCTTGCCGGTGTTTGGATCTTCCTGACGCATGAACAGCATCATGGCCGCTTGAATGGCTGTCCAGTCCGTAAGCGGGTTGGAAAGGTCATTCAGGTAGCCAAGGGTTCGGCTCGTCTGGTAGGTGTTGTATGCGGTGCCGCTCCAATTGAACGAGTTGGTGGCGCCAATAAACAAGTCGATGACTCGAAGTTCTTTTCGGTATGCGATTTCGTCACCGACTGCCGCCGCGGATTGAAGAACCTGCCCGGACAAGTCGTAGAAGACGGCTTCCTTGGATACTTCCACCGCCAAGGCATATTCTGCGGTTTCGGGGGTCTGCACCCATTTCTCGCCGAATTGCGCGCGTGGGTGAGGTTCTCCCGGTTTGCGTTCCTTTGCCTTGTCGCCGATGCGGGCGATGCCAATGATCTTCTGTCCGTTAAGCTTTGTGGGCTCCGCGGGCATCAATTTGTCGGCGATCAAAGATGGGTTGGAAAACGCCTCGAGGATCTTCACCTCGACAAGCCCACCAACTACTGACGTAAACGTGTTGATGTTCAAGAACGCGGTTGGGTCAATACCCACGCCGGTGTTTTCGAGCAGGTTCCGCGGGTCTCCGGTGTCGAGCAGGGCGCGGGCTGTGGTGTAGCGGTTCAAGGCTTGGCTGTCCGGCGCAAACAGACTGCGCCATGATGGGCCGACGATTCCCTCGGCCAGCTCGCTAAGGCTGAAAGACTCGGGGCGAAGGGCTCGTTCTTTCAAGATGCGGTTGCCTGCAAGATCCCGGTGGTCATTGCCGTTGGCATCGCATAGGCCAAGGCCTTGTTTCATTTCGGTGAGGAAACGCCACCGGCCATTGCTCTGTTTTGAGCGAGATTCAAAGAGGCTGCGGATCTTAACAGGATTCATAGCTACACTCCGTTGGTTTGGTTATTGATCAAAATACTTGGCGAGCCGCTTTGCCGTAGATGCGACACCGTACCGTTGTGGTCGCACTTGCGTAGTTGGCCACTACCACGCCGATGGCTTCGGTTGTCAAGGCGGTGGCGTCGATCTTCTGGTCGCTAATCGCGCCAGCTGCTGCGGTTCCGGAACTGAAGGCGGTAACAAGCGCACCCGCCACCCATGTTTGGCTTGCGCAGTCCGCATCATAAATACAATCGGTTTCAACCGTCACCGTACCGTCGGTGGTTTGCGCCGCGATTCTGCCGCTTCGGGCAACGCCAATAAAATTGTCGTGAACAAACACCTGATCGGTGTTTACCGTGCCGCTAGCTACCTTGGAGCTAAGGGGTTTGGCATAGCCGTCGCCGGTGTCCAAATAAAGCAAATCGCCCACGCCGATGGCGATGCCGCCCTTGGCTGCATAAACCACCGTGCGCGTCATGGTGGGCTGACTAAATCGTGATCCTGCAAATGCTCCCATGGCCGATACCTCCTCTTGTTTGTGATTAGTTAGCCAACCAGGTGAACAATGCCGGCCCGGTTGGAATGCCGCTGTTGTCGGTGTTGCCGGTGCGTCCTTCCGTCATATAGCTTCCGCTTCGGGGCGCCTTGGATTTTTGCGCCAATGCAAGGCGCTGTACCTGCCGGGCCGCGGTTTCCCTTGGCATGTTTGCAAGGTCTTGGAGCAGTTCGCGGGAAGGCTTTAGGTCCACCGCTTCGCATAGCTTGCGAGCGTTGCGAATGGCTTTGGTTTGGCGCCCTTCCATGGAAGGCTTCTTCTTTTCTTCTGGCTCTTCGTCCATTTCGGAACCTTCGCCGTCTGCTTCTACTGTCTCATCATCCATGGCCGATTTTTCCTCGGCTTCCATCGCGGGCTTCTCTTCCTCGCCGTCGTAGGCTTCTTCCGATGGAACCTCTTCCTCGCCGCCAAGGCTCATGGCCAGTTGGTCAAGCAGGTCTTTCAGTTGCGAAACGATTTCGACTGTGTCCATTTGCTTTGCTCCTGTGGCTTCCATGGTTCCCTTGCCGGGTGGGCCTTCGCCCTGTCCGCCGCTGTTGAATGTGCTGGATGGCTTAAACGATCCAACCTTTTTGCCTGCCTTGTCGGTTGCGATGACTACCGCACCGTCTCGCTTGAATGAACAATCCCCATGCTTAGACTGGCAAGCCGCTTTCCATTTGTCGTACTTGGTGAATGATTCAGCTTCCATATATCCCGATGCAATCTTTCCTTTCAATGCGTCCCATGAATCATCGGATAGAAGCATCACTTCCTTGCCGGTTAGCTTCGCCTTGGGATTCCACTTGTTTACGTATGTGTCGCCCTTGCGTTCCCATTTGTTTTTCGTCAAGAAAACGTGCCGCTGATCAAAGCGCTTGTTGTTAATCTTGCGTTGGGTTTCGTTTGTTGGTTCTGGTTCTAGGGGCCAATTGTTGGCGAAGGGGCCCGCGTTAGCTTCAAGCATTTTTGACTCGCTTAGGCTCTTGGTTGTTGCCGGGTCTGCTACGAGGTCCACGTGCCGCACCTCCACGATTTTGCTTACAACAAACACCCCGTCCTTGTTTTCTTCGCCCTCGCCTTGGGCGTTGTGAGACATCCCGAATGCGTCTGGCATGCGCTCCGCCGCTTCGCAGATTCGTTCCGCCATGGGGTGGGTTTTCAAATAAACCAAGTCCCCATAAAGGCCTTCGCCTTCCACCCATCGAATGCGGGTAAGCTTGCCGAATCTGTCGTAGGCGCTGCGTTGTTGGTCCGGCGAATCTTTCGGGTGGTCGATGTTTACGTGAACGCCTTCGTACAATTTCTTCGCCGCTTGGATGGCCGCGGGAAGATACTGCCTGCCATTCTCGCTGACAAGCCCGAGGATCTTCACATTGGCAATGGTGCCGGCTTCCCGATTGACTCGGATGCCGCGACCACTCAAAACAGATTCGTGTATGGGGCGTCTCATGGGGTTCAAGTATAAACACCGGTGCCGTATGGGTCCAAAAGCTTCGCCCAGCGTAATTCCTGCCCGAAGCGCTCGGCGCTCCAATCTGACTGCCTCTTCTAGTCGTTTCTTTTCTCCGGCCTTCCGGATTGCTATGTCCAGTTTTAGCTTTAGTTTCTTCGCTCGTTTCTCTAGTTCGCTTCGCCTAAAATCAAACGCCTCGTAGCTTTGGTACCCTGATTCTTTTTTTCTGCGCGCGAGCTGCGCATCTCGCCAAAGGTCTTGCCCGCGCTTGACTAGCTCCGCCGGTATTGGTTCTCCGATTTCATACGGGTGGTCGCCGGCCATTATGCCAAACCGTTCCCCCATCTCAACGTTGCCAATCATCCACTTCCTAGTGGTTGGGCTTGTTCTGCTCACTTCAATAACCGGAGGTGGCTCCATCGCATTTACTTCCGCCTTGATCTCATCTGTCTCTTTGATTGCCGCATCAAGCACGCTGATTGCCATTTGCATTTTTGCATACGTCTTGGCGGTAGTGGCAATGTTGGCAATGTCTTGGGCTTGCCCGGGAGTGTACCCAAGTAGGCGCGCTGCGGTTTCTAGACTTACCAGCCTGAGCGTTCCATCGGCGCCTCGAACCTCGAATTTGTGAACAATCAGTCTGCCGGTTTCGTCGCTCACGTCTGCGCGGTCCCAATTGCTCACCTTCTTTGCTACCACGTCATCGGCTGTCTGCACATCTTCGACTTGATAGGCCCACTCATACGAAACCAGTTCGGCGCCGGTGTTGCCCGTTATCGGTGCCGGGAACACCACTTGCGCATCGGATTTCAACCGGCCCGCGGGAATGTACTTCGGAAGCTTCTTTGGCTTCGGTTCCGGTACCGGCTCGGGCTCCGGCGCTGGCTCCGGTTCAACGGTTTCCTGTGGCGCCGGGTTGTATCCGTAGGCGTCGCCTTCTTCCTCTTCGTCATCCCATCGGCGTTCATCTTCCGCGGGTTCCGCCGCCGCGGTTTCCGCCGGGAAGTCCCAAGGGTCGCCACCACGGCTTGCCCCGGCTGGTTCCCAATTAGCTTCGCCTTCCTCGTCCTCCCATCGGCGCTCATCCTCTTCGGGTTCCGGCTGCTCCGCCGCCAGGGGTGGCGCCACCGCACCGCGGGCGAATGGGTCATCATCCCACGGGTCGGGGTCCGGTGTTGCCACCGCGGTGGGCGCCGTCACCCATTCGCCTTCCTCGTCATCCCAAACCCGTTCCGGCTCTTCCGCCGGTTGCATCGGTGGTTCTGCCGGCGCTGGCGCGTCGTCATCCCAATTGAACGGCTCGGTTGAAACAGGAACCACGGGGCGCTCGGGATCGTAGGCGAAGCTTGGATCGTCTCGCACCAAATAGATTTGATCTTTGAAGAAACTGAGCTTGTCGGGCTTCTTGATTTCTCCGGCCTGACTCCTCATCAGGATGTCCCACAAAACGTAATTCGGGTCAGATGACTTAACGTTTTCGCCTGCCGCCGCGGATAAATCTTCTTCCGGGTTGCCAAACAACAAACCAGACCATTCATACCCCGTGCGCATGGTTTGAACAATTTCATCGTAGAATGGGAAGTTGGTGTGATCATCCCACACCGGTGAATTGCGCGCCGGCCAAGGCCGCGATTCCTTCTTTCCTGTTTTGGGGTCGAATTCTCGGGAATAGAATTTCCAGTTCTTGCGCATCTCCGCCATGACTTCCTTCTCGGCGTTGTAGCGTTCCATCTCATGCTTCCAGCCCTGTTCGGCAAAGGCTTGGAGTGCTACCGGGTCCACACCGCTGGCAATGGCTTCAACGTCAATCATCTTTTCAACTGATTGGCGCTTAATGATCTGCGCGTATAAATAGTCTCGGCGCTTGCCAGTGCCTACCAAAACCTCGGGAAGGGTTGCCGGGTCGATGTTTACGTGCAACGCCACCTTGGCCATTTGTTCGCCGCTGAGTTCGCCCAATGCGTTAAACAATGGCAAGCTTTTAGTGCCCTTGCCGAATGCCCGTTGCGCCAGGTTGACAACCTCGCCGTACCTGTCCATCGCTATATCGTCGGCGCCGTCTGGCATCGGTTCGGCTTCGCCCCGTACCACGTTTACTTGTGGTGGAGGTGGTGACGGTGCCGTCACTTGCGGGCCTGTCGGCGTCATCACATCAAGCGCCGCCCCAAATCTGTCCACCTTCCCGCGGAGCTTCTTTTCTAGGCTCTCCACCTGATCCGCTACGGCTTTGATTTCTTTCTTCCAGGCTCGGTGGTCAATCGGTATGTTTACCGCCCATCGCAGTGTTTCGGCTTGCTTGTCGCGCCATAGGCTGAGCGCTGCCGTCTTCACACCGCGGGTCAATTTCGGCTGTTCGGATTCGTCGTACACTCGGAAAATAATGCCGTCAACAATCCACGCTCGGTTATTGCCTTGGTCTCCCTCGGGGTGCCGTGTTGGCGGTGGGCCTTCCATCTCTCGAGTCTGGCGCCAAATTTCTTCGGCTTGGTCCGCCTTCTCTTGCCATGATGCCAAGATCTCTTTGCCAAATTGAATGCGCCACGTTGCCGCGGCAATCTGGTCATACTCGCGCACCTTTGCAGGCTTCAATCCCATGGCCTTGGCTGCCTGTTCTGGTGTTGCCAACAGAACCCGGGTGCCGTCTGGAGATGCCGTGAGCGTTGTTTTTTCTTCGGCGTACTGAAGGTCCGCCATGGTGAGCTTGTCCTTCTCCATGAGCTCTTGCCATTCTCTTTTCAATGATGAATCCGAATCCTTTTCAAGCTTCCCGCCGGGTCGCAAAACAGGCTTGTAAACCTCATGCGATACCGCCACGCCGGTGGGTCCTTCAAGCTTGAACGGGAACCTAGTCGCTTCCCATCGGAAGGGGATGTACTCCGTAGGATCGGCTTTCACTGCCTCCCCTTGGAAGGCGCCGCCCTTGCCTGCCTCGCGGCTGAACTTCGCCTGCTCGGCGTCAATCCTGTCCTGCTCTACCGGCGCCGGTAGCGGTAGGGGCTCCGGCGCTTCCGGCGTTGGGCTGTCCGGTGCCGTGTACGGGTGGGGTGCCGGCGGGGTGAGGTCTGCCGTTGGTAACGGTTCGCCTCCGTCCTCCGCGGTGAGGTAGCCAAACCGTTGTACCTGCCGGGCCAGTCGTTCACGCTCCGCCAAGACTTCCGCCACCCGGGCCATCCGGGCTTCACGCCGTGCCGGTGTTTCCGCGGTGAGGCGCTCCAATTGCAATAGCTGCCCGGTGGTTGGGTCGATGAAGTGGGCCCACGTCGGCGCCTGCCCGGCTGGAAGGCCTGCCGTGATTGCCGATAGGCGCCGCGCTCCGACTGCCCACCGGCGTTCTTGGTCACTGGCGTTGGCGAACCAATCCGAATAGACGTTGGGGTCTTGAACCAATTTGTGGTCGTTGTCGGTGAACAGGGCCCGCGCCGCGGGGTTGTTTTCAATGTCTGGGTCCACGTCCAATACCGGCGTGAGGTAGCACCGGCAATTGTGCGCCACCGTGCCGTCCTCTTCGAGTGGTGGCCGCGGCATATGCGTCGTGGATTGTTGCCCCGGCTTGGGCCGCACATAGTACACCGTGCCGTTGCGTGCCGCGTGGTGGGGCCGCACCCGCCAATCCATGGTTGCGTGAATCTGGTAGCCTGCCACTAGGTCCCCAAGGCCGCTGTAACAATCCATCCGGGCTTCGTGCGCCACCCGCATTCCCTCGGTTCGTGCCACCCTCCGCGCCGACGTCCTAACACCCTGCACCGCGGGCAGCATAGTTTGCGCCATGGCTTGGATTGTTTGGCCTTGGCTGATTCCTTGGATCACGATGTTGGCAAGCTGCTCCGGTGGCGCCAAGGCGCTTTGGGCCGCGATGCGGGCCTGCCAGGTCAGGCCGTTGGTTGGGCGAGCGATGATTGCGGTGGTTTCGTCATGGTCAAGCGCCGGGAACAATTGCGCTTCCACTTGGGCCCGTTGTTCCGGATTAAGGCGGCGAGCTTCGGTGAGGTCAGGGCGCGCCGGCGCCGCCAGAGTCAGGGCGGTGGCGATGACTGCCCGCGGGGCTTCCGCCAATACTTCCTCCCGCGCCGCGGCGTGGGCCCGTTTGGCAATCTGCCGGAGGCCCGCATCCAATCCCTTAACGGTGAGCGTTTGAATCTCGCGCAGGATCGCCCCCAGCTGGGTCCGCGCATCCACGGGAAGGGGCTTCAATGCGATCAGGCGCAAGGCACGCTTCCATAGTCGCACTACCTTGGCGTCAATGCCGTCGGCCACCGCGTCGGCATGCGCTAGGGTGCGCGCCTGATTGACGCCCACCCGTGCCGCCATGCGTGAATTGAATACACTGCCCACCGGTTAAACCTTCCACCGCGGGCGCTTGCCTTCCGGCATTGGTGGCGCCGTTGGTGGCAAGTCTTCATCGGGTCCGAGGATTGCCGGGTCTGTCGGTAGGGCGCCGGCTGCTCCCGATTCCTGCTGGTATTCCTGCTGGTTGGCTAGTTCGGTTTCCCAATCAAGGCCCAGTTCGTGGGCAATGGTGGGCACCGACTTTACTCCCATCGTGGCGTAAATCTGGTTGGCGCTTGCTTCGGCGTTCTTGTCGCGGGTTTCAAGGCTTGGCGGTGTTGCCGATAGGTCGATCAGTTCGCAGATGTTGCCCGGAAGGCGCCCCGCCATGGCCGCATTTTTAATGGCCGCGTGAACGACTCGTAGGAAGGGCCGCTTGTAAAAGCTTTGCAGTCTCAAGCAGTTGCGCAGGAACGGGCTCTCCGCGGTAAGGCTGCTGGAATAGTTGTTATTGCTTGCGTCTGCGCTGACGAGCCATTCCGGCGCGTTGTGACGGTTGCCGGCGCTTCTTAACAGGCTCTGGAATATCTCGAGGTGCGCGGTTGAATTCGCCGCCCCGGGTGGCGTTACGTAGTTCATTCCCTTCGGGATGTCGAGGAAGCTTCCCGACTGTAACGTCTGGTAGTCGGTTTCCTTCTGGGTCACCGTTGAATATGTGCTATAGTCTGTCATGCCGGCGTTGAAGGTCTCCACCTGTCCCACCGTGTTATTGTCGTGTTGCCTGATTCCCGCAATGGCCGCTTGTACCGCGGCGCCTTCCCCAAGGTTCTGACGCAATTTCGCAGCCACCATGAAGGCGTCGAGGGTCTCATAAGAGAAGTCCGATAGGCCGCGCTTGATGGCTCTCTTCACATTGCACTTGATGTGCACCACGTCTTCGCTGGGCACCTCTTCACCGATGCCGTCGCGGGCATCTTCCTTGCCACCCGGCGCCAGGTAGTGAACGTAATAAGCTCGCACATTAAATACGTCGTCCAAGTCTGTTTTGATCCCGTAGGCCCAGTCTGCCAGCTCGTGCCCCGGCGGTTGGAATATCTGCTCCGGTTCAATGGTGCGAATGTTAAGCCTGCCGTTCTCCTGAAAGAATAACCGGATGAAGGCTTCGCCGTCCTCGCGGGAGCGCTGGAAGATTTCTTGCTCCATTTCGGACCACGCGTTCCGCTCGCAGAATTCGTCGATGATGCGCTGCACTCGATCCATGGTGCTCTGGTCGATATCGACACCCTTCCGCGGCTGGGCCTTGTACGTGTAGCCGGTGCCGATGACATAAGACGTGAGGCCGTTCAGCAGGCCTTGCGCGTTGGGGTTCATGGTGGTAAGCATCCGGGCTTGGGCCCGAATTAGGCTGAGCTGTTGCTCGCTGTACCAGAAGGGGAAGTTACTACCGTACCGCCTGTCAGTTGGTTGGCTAATAGGGTAGGCTAGCGTTCCACCGTCGCGATATCGAGCCAAGATGTCCGAGTATGCGGTGAGCCAATAATCGGAGCCAGCGTAAGACTCTTGCAGCGTCTTGGCGCGCTTAAGCCGGGAGATCTTTAATTCTTCCTCGAGGTTCTCGCGTACCTGGCGGGGGCTTGGCGCCGCGGGTTGTGATTGCTTGCCGGTGATGCGTTCCCAAAATGTGCTCATGCTCGAAGCCTCCGCACCGGCGCCGCCGTCTGCCTGCCGTTGAATTGTTCAATCATAACACGCAAGGCCATTTCCAAACTATCGGGCCCGTCGTCGTGGTCGGCTGTCGGGAAGTCTCGCAATTGGTCCACCAGTAGCTTCGTGCCGGGGCTTGCTGACTTGAACCTTATGGTGCCTTGCCCGAGGTAGGGGCCAAGGCGCCGGATGCGAACAAGCTTGTTTACGCTGTTGTGAAGGGGCACCACCGGTATGGGCATGCCCGCGGCTCGGGCCCGTTCCGATAGTTGCACCGCTAAGAGCTCTTGGAACTGATTCGCTTCCACCACTACCGCGGTGGCGCAGAAGTTCCGTTGGTGTTCAAGGGTTGCGTCGATGATTGCTTCGGAAGTCCGGCGCGCCAAGTCTGCTTCCACGTATAGGGTTCCGTCCCGATCTCGCCCAAGCATCACGATTGCCGAATAGTCGCCCTGCCTGCCGTCCCTTCCCTTGGACGGGTCCACCGCTATGGTGCGTGCCGTGATGGTGTTGGGCCAATCGTCAAACCAGATCCCCTTCCCAAAATACTCCTCGGGCCATTCGGTACCGCCGCCGCTCCGCGGTTGCTGCTGATAAAGGGCGCTCCACTGGTAGTCGCCGATAGAAGCTTTCATGCGTTCAAGGTCCGGAAGGTCAAACCGCTCCGGCCAAAGAGCCTGCCCATGGGTCCGCTTGTCATAGGCCGCGGGTTCCGCTGGCGCAATAGCCGGGAGGTTGATTAGGTCCCACTGATCCGCCCCGGCTTCGGCTTGGGCGAGCGCCAGTAGCTTGCCGGCCAGGTCCTCGGTGTGCCACCGGGTCATCACTACCAGGATTCGGGCATCGGCTTCCTGCCGCGTCGATAGCGTGCTCGTGTACCAGTCCCACGTACTCTGTCGATAAGAAGCGCTGTCGGCTTCCTCGCGGTTCTTCACCGGGTCATCGACAATAAGCCAGCTCCCACCCATGCCGGTGATACCGCCACCGACGCCGGCGCTTCGGTATACGCCCCGCCTGCCCACAATCTCGAACAGGTCAGAATTCCGGAGCCAGCTGCCTGATACGGTTCGGTTGCCGCCGTCGTTAAGGCGCGTCTCCGGAAACAGGCGTTGGTAAGCCGGCGTATCCATCACGCGCTGAACGTCTCGGTTGTTCCGGCTCGCCAAGTCCGCGCTGTAGCTTGCCGCAATAATGGAGGCGTCTGGATTGATCCCGAGAAGGAAGGCGGGAAGGCGCCGGCTGATCAACTCAGACTTTCCGTGCCGCGGTGGCAAGCTCACGATAAGGCGCCGGGCCTGCCCGGTGATCATGTCGGCGATGCGCTCTCCGATCAGTCGGTGATACCATGCCGGCTGGTATTCGGGCATCGTGTACCGCGCAAATTCAACCAGGCTCCGCCGGGCCTGCCTCCGGCGTAGAAGCTCCGCCGCCGCTGCCGGTGGCGCCACTGGCGCGGGCTGCGATGCGTGCGAGCTGCTCATCGGTTAGTTCCTCCGCGGGTTGGGCCAAGGTCACCCGGGTTTCTTGCTGTATTTCCTGCCGATCCACGTAGCCGCGCTTCCTGCCGATGGTGCGCAAGGCGAATTGAATGGCCCACGGCTGCTCCGTGACCACGGCTTTATTGAATGCGCTCTCGGCGTTGTCAACGATTGACTCGCGGAAGTCTGTGCACAATTGCATAAGCCGCGGGTGGCGCTCAATAAAGAACCAAAGGCCTGATCTTGTCGCACCCAATCGCCTTGCCGCCGCGGCAACGTTGCCGGTACACGCCGTGAGCGCTACAAATACTTCGTTCTGTTTTAGCCTAGGTCCGCCCACGACAAATTCCTTATTCACAACAACCCAAACAGCCTAGCCTCTTTAATCCTCGGCTCTCCCACATAGGTAAAGCTTGCCGTATACCTGCTAGTTGCCATAGATTTTGCATTGTGCGCAGTTGTCACAATTGAAGCTCGTTTACGGTTGCATGGTAGCTTCATTTGCTGCTCTTGTCGCCACAATGGGGAGCGCCGCCGGTATTCTACCATGGCCGGGTTGCCTGTCACGCTTCGGAAGCGCTTGCCAGTTGCAACAAACAGACTTGCGACGTATTCGCTCAACCTATTGCCAATGCCAACCCCTTGGTAATCCGGCGCGCATACGGTGCGATGCTCTCGCCACCAACTGCCTGACTTGTGCGGGAATGAAAGCACCGCGGTAAACGCCACCGGCCTTCCATCAAGACTTGCCGCAAAACAAAGCGCCGCCTTGTTTAACTTGGTGTCTAGATAATGATGGTGCCTGAATATGTCCCACGTTTTATGATGACATCGCATGATTTCCAGTTCGATTGATGGCCTTTGAAGAAGTGCCCTCCGGGTAAATTTACCGCTAGGCATTTCAAGTATCCAATCAGGCTGCAACCATGGCTCAACGTCATGGTGGCATGTTACCGCTACCACTTGCTTTTCGTGGTGCTTTCGTACCGCCTTGGCGATTGCAGCGCTTCCAATCTGCGCCACCGTTCTATCTACCACCGAAGTGAATTCATCCATCACGACAAGCGCCGCGGTATCCGTCAAGGCTCTCGCCATGGTGGCGCGAAACTGTTCACCTGTTGACAAGCACCCGTAAGGCCTTAACCACGCCGGCGGTGTGCTAAATCCAACCGACGATAGAGCGCCGGTGATTGCCTTGATTGAAAGGCCTTGGTTGAATCCATCGACAATTGCCGCGCCTTCGGGCCAATCGTAGCCGGTGTTGGCGCAAACGTGTTTCGCCTGTTGGAAGGCCTCGCGGGCCACTGTCGATTTGCCGCTGCCCGAAGGGCCAACAATCAAGCCAATCTTCCACGGTTCGTCATCATACGGAAAGTCTATTTCCCACCGTGATTCGGCGCGCTCTGCCGGTGGGATGTCAAAGATTCCGTTAAGCTGCATGACTCTTGCAGATTGCCTTACGGTTGCTGTTTTTACGATATCAAGCTTCGGCATTTATAGCCCTCCGCGGTGAGGCGCTCCAATAGTTCCGCCTGTTGTTCTTCCTTCTGTAACGTTATCAGGATTTCAAATTGCTCCGGGTTGTCCACCTGCTCCGGTTCATCGTCACCGGTGCCAGGTATCACACCCGCGGCTTCCGCCAGTTCCGCTAGCATCGTCGCCAAGGCCTGATTCCCCGTCTGTACATCCCTCAGCAGGCTGTCCAACTTTGCCGCGTCGCTGTCCGCCATGGCGCCAATCGGGTCATACGTCGCCAAAATCTTGTCGGCTTCGGATTCCGTCACATCCAGCACTAACACCGGTATTATACCGGCGCCGGCGGTTTCGCTCCTCAAGTGCCCGTCGATCAACATCAGGCCTTCCGGCGTCTCCCGGGCCAATACCGCACCGGCAAACCCTACCTCGGCCAACAATCCTTGGAGCGCTTCGGCTTGGGCCTTGCCGTGAGTCCGCCAGTTTCGCGGATTCGGTATTAGGTCACAAGCCGGCACCCGTCGAAGTTCCTTAATCCTGTCCCGAATCTTCATATTCGATCTCCCCCGAAAGCCGGTAGTCCAGTCCCCTGCCCGCGGTGTGCCGATGGTGCAGGATGGTATCGTGTTCACTGAACGGGTTCATTCCTTGCGCCACCCGTTGGGCCATCTTATCAATTTTCTCGGCACTGCCCGGTGCCGTGTCTGTCTGTTTTGTATCCTCGAGCCTGTCACCGAAAAACTCCGGAAGGACCATTCGGCAAAACGTTTCCCATGCCTCGACTTCCATCGAGATTGCGCCGCTGGCTTCCTCGATGCGCTCCACCAGCACCCTGATTAGTATCGTCTGATTATGGTTGGGTTGCATCCGCGGGCCCCTTAATGCCATGGATGCGCACCCGTAGGAAGGCCTTGTCCTTGGCCTTGGGCGGGTCGCTGTAGGTGATGGTAATACGTCGAACAATGTCGTGGTTATCATCGGGAATCAGTCCAACCTGAACGATAAAATCTAGTACCGGCTTCAATGCGTTGTCAATGTCGCGCCCCTTGCGCCACCCCTTCCCGCCAATCATCCACAAACGGATTGCCACCGGGCCCGGGAAGGCTCCCGGCCTGCCGATCATTAGATGAGAGATGCGAAGCCAGGTGAGGTAGTTACGGCTTCGGAACACCTTGCCGCGGGAACCACGTTGCCAAATGTGGTTAATGGAGGGCGGGGGCTCAAGGTTGAATACAACCTTGTCCAATGGTGTTTGATCTGGCCCGGGTGCGGGCTGGGTCATTCTCGCATATCCTGATGCTCCCTGCAAACCCACCGAAGTAACTTCCGCGCCGCTAGTAGATCCGCCACGGCTTCATCGGCGCCTTCCCATGATCGGCTTAGAATTTCCATGACTTGGTGTTGCACCCTGTCTACCGCAAACCGGTACCGCAGATTGGCAAGGTCTTGGAGTAGCTGCTTCCCGTCGGCGTTGGTAAGGCGCTTCCCGCTTTCAAGCACTGCGTCTAACCGCGCAATGTCTGCGCAGGTAGTCACCGTGCCGGTGCTCGCGTCAATCAGCTCGGGAAGGTCAATCATGGTGCCGCCCCTATTCGTCGATTAGGTCCGGGCTCAATTGCGCCTGAAGGCGCTTTACTTCTTGCTTCAACCGTTCCACTTCCGCCACCGCTTCCGCCCACTGGTGGGCCAGGGCTTCAAGCGCCGCGGCCATCACTTCCGGTGCCAATTGTCGCTCTATGAAGTCCTTCCTCATTCCTTATTCCTCCCCTTCATCGTACCCCATGGATGACATCACGCTAGCAAGTTTCCGCTTGCTCTGTTTCCAGATCTGGTCCACCCGCTGCCGGGTGATACCGATTCGGCGCCCAATGGCTCGCTCTGGTTCGTCGTCCATCCGGCTCATGACGACTTCCTGTGCCCGGGCTGGAAGGCTCCGCAGTCCCTGCCGCACATCGTCCACCAGGTGAGCTTCCGGCCTTGCTGGGTCCGGCTGCCGGTGGTCTTCGATGTCGATGGTGTAGGATTCACCATCGGTGCCGCGGGTGTGCAGGGATTGCGCCGCCAGTGATTTCCGGATGCGCTCCATGCGCACATATTCAACCGCTATCGACCAGCACACCCGGTAGCACCACGTCGAAAATGCGCCCTTGTTTGCATCAAAACTGTGCAGGTTCCGCAGCACATTCAACGCGCATTCCTGTTGCCAGTCCTCAACGTCAATGCCCGTCGGCACCCATCGGCGCGCTGCCTTATAAACCAGCGGTAGGTTATTGTCGTAGAATTCCCGCACCTCCCGCGATGCTGGCGGTAGGATCTTTGACTTCCGATACGCCTCAACCGCCACGACGTTGGCCGCTGCTGCCGTTGGCGTCCAATACCGATGCCGGCGGTTCCTTATCATGCCGGTAGGCGGCGATATGATCCCGCGGTTCATAAGGTGGGTCACATTAGAAACGTGCATTCCGCACATCACCGCCAGGTCTTTTGCCATAATCCGTTCCACGGCTTAACCTCCCACCGCTTCAATTTTCCACAACAAATCCCGCACCCACTCGGGGTGATATTCCTCGCCGCAGATTTCCGCCTTGGTGTTTTTGCGCAGCACCGAGGCTATTTCGTTTAATATATCTTGATACTTCATAATCGCAAGTTTTGCGTCTGCAAATTCTGTAATCACAGGGCTTGTTATTACGCGCGTTTTATTAGTTTCTAAAGCATTCTTGACACTGCATTCAATACGATTCCAATGTTCAGACATGTCTGGATAATGAAATTTCAAATAACCTATAGGTAAATAAACGTGATCAAATTCACGAATAAAATCAACATGAGAAAGACAAGCTAATTGAAAAACTTCTTCTTCTTCACCTGCAAAAGCCGCAGGAACATAAATTACATTTTCATCGTCAAGCAATGTGCTTCGCATCCATTCGGGGATTTCCTTGCGCTTATCCCCTCCATGAACTATAATATGCAACATTATTCAAACACTCCATAAATAGCCAACAAAAACAAACCGCCCAAGCCAAACACAAAACAAACCAATACGCAGAAAAACACCCACGCCAATAGCATGGCCATCGGTGTGGGCGGGCTTCGTTCCATCATTCCGATAGCCTCCACCATTGCTTGCCGTCTCGTTCAAATTGTTCCACCTGGGCGCCGTCCTTGGCTTTGTATAAGCGACTGGAACCAATCCCAATAGCTTGGGCATCGTTCCGCAGGTGGGAGACTCGCTTCGGGCCCATGGCCAAGGCCTCCCGTAACCAATCCATGTCGCCTCCCAGGTTTGCCGCGGGCCTGCCCGGTTCGCCGCCCACATCGTCGGCGCCTCGGGGCGGGTCCAAGTCGTATTCATTGCCAGCGCTGCCCATTGTTACCCCAAGCGCCGGCGGTTTCTTGCTGTTGGTTTTGCTTACTTGTAACCGGCGCCGATTCTCGGTTGTTGCGTCGGGGGCGTCAAGGTTGATTACTTGCCGCACCGCACCCACGATTCTATTCCCCAGTACCTGCCCGCCGCGGTTCAAATGTGTAACCAACACAATGCTTACGTTGCACCGGGTGGCAATCTCCGCCAAGGGCTTGAAGAAGGCCTTGGCTTCCTCGGGGCGCCCTTGGTTCCTATCGGTGGCGTTGCCGCAGGTGTCCACAAACACCACCACCGGTTGCACTCGCCGGATTCGCCGCTCAAGCGCCGCCAAATCTTCAATGCTGTCTAGATTGGTGCCGGCGTATGGGTTGGAGCGGTTCCCGTTAAGAACAATCGCTTCCGGCGCAAACCCGAATTCCCCCGGTATCGTCCCCAGTTCAGCCCATTGACTATCGGCTGCAATCCACATGACGCGAGAGCCCACCGGATGCGTTGCCGGCGTGCCGTCGGGCCAAGGTAGGCCCAACCATAAGCGCCGCGCAATATCGGCACACAAGCGAGTTTTACCAATGCCGGGGTCAGAAGCCAAACACGTTAAGGTTCCGCGTTGAATCCACCCGGGCCAAGTCCACGTGATGGTTGCCTGCAACGCTATCAGGTCCGCCGCGGTTGCGTCTGGGTCGCCTTCCGGCGGTATATCCTCCGGCACTGATTCCGGCCCGAGGTACGGTGCCGCGGGCCTTGGTGCAGGCCTTCCCGCGGGTTGTGCTTGCCTGCCGGCGCCAAGTAGCCGGCCCACATCCTTGGCGTTCTTCGCCGCGCTGTTGATCTTGTGCGCCAGTTCCGGCTCTGTCCAAGGTGGCGCGCAAGTCTGATTCCATTCTCGGAGCAAGGCTAGCGCTGTCTCCTGATCCAGCCCGAAGCCTTCCACCAGCTCCATTGCCGCATGATAGGTCTGCCCATGGCCACCGCTTCCGCTTACCGCGCCGGGTATCTTCGCCAGGTACGCGCGAGCCCGCGCCACGGTGTCCGGCTCGGTGCGTTGGCGTTCCAGACTTTGCAGCGCCGCGGATTGCCGGGCCCAAGCGCCGACAAGCCCTACCTCAATGGCTCGGTTGTTAGCCTCGCGGGTGGCTTCGTCCAATACCGCCGCGGGTGCCGATGCCACGAATGCGATTCGCTGGGGCCTGTCGCCGGTATCGGGGCCCTTCCGGGCCTTGGTGCCGTATAGCTTCCAAATCCGGGCCGCGTTGTACGTGACGGTATCTACCGCCGCTTCGGCTGTGTCGCACCGCTTCGCCAATTCCGCCAGGATCATCTTGTGCCGGGTCCGGCTGTCGTCATCGTTGGGCCAGTCTATCGGGTAGCAAAGGTGCCACCCGTTGCCACTAGAGCCAATAACCGGTGCCACCAGTCCCGCGGCACCCATAATTGCTTGAACGTGAGAAGCCACCTGCCACGCCGCGGCCCGCTCTGCCTCGCTTGCATTGCTGCCGGTGGGCCTTGTCGGGTCGATGTCAATCAGCAGCCACCGTCGGCGCAGGATGTCCCCGTCTTTCGTGCAGACTGTCGCCGGGCCAATCTGCCCAAGGCGTCGCGTTGCTAGCCTAGGCGCCACCGGGTTGGGCGTGAAGTAGATTCCCGTTGCTTGAGCCCGTTCAAGATCGGCCACGGCCCGGGCTGCTGCGTCAAGGTTTTCATGCTTGAACCAACCGCATACCGCGCCGGCTGGAAGAAAGGCCCGAATCTCGATGATGTCGCCGGGCTCTGTAAAATACTTGAGGCATTGAAATACTCGCTCTTGCTCCGTCATGTTCTTCCTCTCCGTAGGGGCGCCGGTACCCCGAAAGGTACCGGCGCGTTGCTGGTCAATCTAGCATCAGAAGGGCATATCGTCCTTATCGAAACTTGGTTCCACCGGCTGAGGCATTGAAGGCGCCACCGACGTGATGCGGATATTGTGCCACGGCTTGCCGGCTTGGCTAAGTCCCGAGGTTTTGTTGCACCGGAAGGCCTTCCCAATCAAGCCTGGCACCGTCTCCCGAAGCATGCGAGAGAAAGGCTTGCCGGCTGCTACCGTCCATTCATGAACTGGGTAGCCAAGAATTGCAAGGTCGGCGCCCAGAAGGTTTGCGCTTAATGGGGTGCGGAAAAACGTTGCTGTCTCGCACACCGTGCCCGTTTGGGGTCCGGCTGTTACTCGGTACCGCCATCGCAAAATTGTTTCGCCTGACTTATCGAGGGTGACAAGTTCTGCGTGAACTATTTCAAGCTGGTAAGGCCCGTCCTCAAGCGCTTCCAAGCCCGCGGGCCTGCTGTTCTGTGACGGGTTAAACGCATGGTCAAACTGGTCTAGGCTCACTTTCCTTCTCCTTGAATAGCGGTTCGCTCCTCGATCATCATTTGCAGGTCAGCAATAACGTTTGCCGCTTGCACCGCGGTAAGGTCCGCGGATTGCTTTACGTTGTAATGCTCTTTCACGCCAAGCCAGTAAGCCGCATCGACGCCGGCCTCGCGCCCAAGCCGGGCCATTTCTGCCAAGGCCTTCACGCCGGCCTTTCGTTCCGCGGGTGCTGCCGGTGCTGCCTGAGCTGGTGCAGGTAGCGCCAAGGGTTCCACCGCCGCCCCGGGAATAGTTTCCACTTCGGATTCGTCAAGCATCCCAAGGCCGCATATTGAAAGCGTTACGCGCCGCTTCGCCTTAGTCTCTGCCTTCATCAATGCGTTGGCTATTGCGTCCCCCTGAAGGCCCTTTACCGGTACCGCGCCGGTGCTCTCGTCTGTCCTGCCGTCTGGCATGGTGGCACGTGCTGTCACTACGTGCACGCCGTCGGTGGTTTCTCGGTTGACGATTGCCACCGACACGCGGTGAACGCGCCTTAACTGGTCGGTTGCATCTCGGCGCGCGTACAACACCAACTTGCCTGAAAGCCTAAGGTACTGAAAGGGTTGGCTTTCAAGCGTAAGCCCGGTGGCTTCGCATATTCTGCGCACCAGCTCGAGACGCTCTGCCGGTTGCAGGCGCTCAAGGTTGCCATCCACGATAGCGGTTTCCCATCGTTCCGCGGTGCTTTCCATCGGTACCAATTCACTTGCTGTTGTCATTGTTCCTCTCCTTTCGTATTTCTGAACGATCAATCCGAACACTAGGTCCGGCGGTAATGCGCAGGCTCACACGCCCACCCGCCGCCGCTTCCACCATAATCACACACTCGTTTTCACCTTCTCCAATCACTAATTCCTCCCCCACCTTGCGGTTTAAATACAAACCGCCAAAACTTGGTCCATACGTCATCGACTCACCTCCATGGTTATATTCGCCGCTACCGGCCCCTGATTGATTGTGATGGTAACAGTCTCCGCGTGCCGGCACCCGGCAACAAGCGTCAGGAGCGCCAAGCCCCACCGGATTGATGGGCGCCCCTTCGGCACCCATGGACGATATACCACGGGTTTGGCCTTGGCCTCGGCTTCCGCCTTGGCCTCGGCTTCCGCCAAGGCTTCAACCGCTGGCTGCACTTCCCGCGGGTCAAGATCAGGCGCTTTCACGGTGTGGCCTCCTTGCCTTGACGCATTCCAGCCCGGGGTGCGTTAATCCGTTGGCAAGCTCGCCAAGCTTCCAGAGGCGCTTGTACAAAAGGTCTTCGCCAAGGCTTTCAAGGTCTGCAACTAATCGTGTTGCTTCGTAGGATAGCGCCAACAAGCGCATCTTGAATTCGTCTTCCATTGATTCCATCGGTCCATCTCCTGAAATAAGTGGGCAGGCCTGCAACAAAGAAGCTCCCCGGCGCCACGCACGCCGCGCCAGGCCTGCCCGGTTTCCCCACGCGGTATCTACCGGGTGGGGGTGGCGGGAAGGCCTGCCAATCATTCCCTAGTCATGCACTGGTGTAAATCCCAAACGTCGCCAAGCTCTTCTCGGGAACTGCCGTCGCGCTCCCAAGTCTGGTAAAAACTTTCAATAGCTTGCTCAATTGTCTCGGCGTCCACCCGGCGCGTGCCGTTGTAGCCGTTTGCCAATACGCTGTAGCCAAGCTGAAAGGTGAGGCGATTCATTTTCCGTTCTCCGTGTTATTCCTTATCCTGTGCGACCCAGACCCCGAAGGGTTTCGCCCCGGCGCCCCGGGGCTCATCAGTGGGTTTCAACCGCCGTTTGCAATTCGAACAAAATTATATTTCCAGTAAATATCGTTGCGCTTAATGTCGCTTTGGGTCATGGTGCCCTTACCGCGGCAAGCGTAGCAAATATCTACCTTAACTCCCACTCGGCCATTCTGAACTACCTTAAGATGAAACTGGCCCGAACCGTTGCACTTGCCGCATGTGATGTTTGCCATGAGTCCGTCTCCCGTTTGCGTCCCTTGGAACCATCCCTTGGTTCCATGTTTCTATCTTAATCAGTGTCGCAACCATGTCAAGAGGTTCCGGAAGATTTTTCCGGAACCCCGAAAAGTTTTCTTAGTAGGTCTCAATTGTCAGGCCTTGGTCCTTGGCGATTTTCTCCGCCAAGCGCTGGGCGCTGCGCTCTGAGCGACAGTCGTAAACCTTGCCGGCCCATTCCCCATCAATCATGATGCCCACCGACCAGAACAGGCTTTCATCATCATCGCCCATGTCTTGGGCTTCGGTGATCGCAACGTACCGTTGGCTGTTGGCTTGGGGCATTTCATCGACTTCGGTACTCTGATCAATGAAGCCGGTGAACTTTATGAACTGCTGATCATCGGAGCGGTGATCGACGTTTCCGTTGTAGTCGGTGTTGACAAAGTTGAAGTAGGTCTGGCTCATGTCCCGTTCTCCGTGTTGGCGTTTCTGACTGCGTCCTTCGCTGTCATGCCTGTATTCTAATCCATGTTGCGACACTGTCAAGAGGGCCCGGAAGAATTTTTCCGGGCCCAAGAATTTTTCTTAGAGGCTAAGGTAAAGGCCCGTGTTGCGCTCGATGATTCCAACCAACTGGTCGGCATAAACACCAGATAAAACAACCTTCACGTTTTCGCCCTTAATCGTCATTCGGCTGAAAACCATGGTGTACGTATCGTCGGCACTCAAGGTGATCTTTACCGAATTGATGCCGTTCAAGCCGCGGGCTTTGAACTTGAACCAAAGCTGGTTTGGCTTGCCGTGCCCGATTTGAACCGTTCCGCCAATCATTACCATGGCGCGCACGCCGCCGATTTGAGCGAAGGCTGTCGATTCGATTTGATTCAAGGTTGCCATTGTCCCGTTCTCCGTGTTCGTTGTCTTGGTCCCGTCCTTCGGTTCCATGCTTAAATTCTAATCACTGTTGCGACGCTGTCAAGGCGTGGTACAATAAATTTTTCACCACCGGAGATTTTTTCAATGCTTGACTTGGTTCCGCATGTTAGCGCTCGGGAACTCGCCGCGATGCTCGGCATAACCACCCAATCGGTTTGGGGCTTGGTGCGCCGCGGTGCTATCCTGCCACCCATCCGCATGAGTGCCCGCCGTCATGTGTGGTGCCTTGCCACCGCCGAGGGGATTGTCCGCGCGCGGAAGGAACCCAGACTCCCGCAGGATACTACCCACCGCCGGCGCCGCGGAACCCAGTTAACCGTATGGGTGCCGCCGGAGTTGAAACAAGCTCTCCAAGGTTTGGCCAAGGCAAACAATACCACGCTTACCGGCGCTGTTTGCGCCGTCATCAAGTCTTGGTGGTCTGTTTGCAGCACCCAAACAACGCTACCTGTTTGTTTGGGTAAAGATGATGGGTTAAAGTCCTAGCTAGCTTGGGGTTGTGGCTTCTTGTTTGGTTGTTTGGCAGCCCCTATATACACCATAGGGGCTGTTCAAACAAGTGACTTATGGTAGGTCAATTAGGATAGATTGGTCGGCAATATATTGGTGATCAATTCCGCCGAATGAGGTCAGGCGCTCCGGCGTAATTAGGCCCGCGGGCCGCATGGCGCCGCGGAACACCCATTCGGATTCCGGCCCGGTGCCTGTCATCAATACGTACCAGGTGCGTTCCGCCGCGGGCCTGTATTTCCGCACCGATACCCGGAGGCTCCCGGTAGGGTAGCGGGTGGATTTGATGTCCACCCCTTCGCCATTGGAAAGCCTGCAATCTATTTCCGCCGCCGCGCCGGCGCCTTCCCTGATTCCTTCCGGGTATATGTTCATAAGCTTGCAGAATGCCAGCTCTGAGCAGCTCGCCAATAGGTCCTGATCTTGCCATGCTCCGGCCCTGCTGCCATCGCCGATAGCCCACCCCGGGACTTGTTGACGCGCTCGCCATTCGGCGCGCCGTGCTGCCATGGCGCGGGCTAATTCTTGTTCCGGTGGCGCCAGGGTAACCATGGTTCCCTTAATCATCGGCGCCCCTTGTTAGTTTAGGCTGTTTGTATATGCCAAACAACCTTAAGGCCTTGCGTTGTAATGGTTTGCGTATGTTAGTTTACGATTTCCACGGGGTAGGGTTTGCTGTTTGGCGCACTCAAACAACGTTTTAGGGCCTGCATTCGAGGCGCCGGCGGTAGTTGCCCGCGTCTTGAATCACGTGTTCGTTGTAGCTGGTCCAAGATTTCAGGTGCCCAAACGTGAAGTGACAATCGCGGCAAAGCGGTATTAGGTTGGTGGGTTCCAATTCCAGTTCCGGCGCAACGTGTACCGGCACCAGGTGGTGCGCTTCAAGGTCCCGATCCGTGCCGCACGCCAAACAATCGGCGCCCCTTAGGGTCCGGTTGCGAAGGGCGCTCCACCCCGAGGCTCGAGGCGCCCCGAAGATCATCCGCATGGTGCTGGTGAACAAACCGTCAATCATGCCGCACCCGCCAAGTGATCGGCGCGGGCTTGGTTGGCCCGGGCCTTGGTGTTGGCCGTGTTGTTGGCTTCCTTATCGGTGCGACGTACCGCCGAACCGATGAAGGCGCCCCGGGTCATGTCGGACATGGTGGCGCCGCCAGGATGAACCAGACAATAGCAATCATCGGTACCTCACGCACGCATACCAGCCGTTTCGCCCACGCGCCACGCCGATTTCAATTGCCACCCGCTGCCCATAGTAGCAACAATTCCGGATAGCCTGCCCGGCGCTTGCACCGGAGAACCCCACGCCTTCATACCGGTAACTGCCGCCCCGGTGGGCCATGCGTCCCGCCTGTGCCGAAGCTTGGGCGGAAGCTTGCGCGCTCTGCGCTGGCGCCATTGCAAGCGCACCTAGTAGAACCCATGTCATTACATTACCCTCCATCCAGCAGCACCCGATCCGTTATCGGTGTTATCGTAAACGAGATCGGCCCAGGCATTGACTGCTAGCGCTTTGTCTGCCGCGCCGCTCATGTACATTCTGTTAGCTGCCGTGCTGCTTGCGCTATTGTGTTTGAGCGTCACCGTTGCCGTGCCCACAGACACGAGCCTGATCATGCGCCCATCGACATGCGCCCCGCCAGTCGGTGGAGCGATGCCGGTGATGTCTGATGCAGTGGTGCAGTTTAAGCGTTGAAATGCGCCTCCATTTAGCACATAGTTATTTTGATTAGCTACGATTGCTGCTGGCGTGCTGGAATGATATGCAATTGAGGCAGGAGATCCTGCACCAGTAGTCGTGTCGTGTAATTTAATAATGCCAAATGCCGAGCCTAATTGTAGATAATGGCTTGTGTTTGCCGATTGGATTATGCAAGTTGAAGGTTTGAATATCGTAAACTGAATCATCATGTCGTCAGCAGTATACATTTTTAGCGGAACGTCAAATTCAAAAGTAAAATTCCGAGTAGTTGTAGATACGTCTGATCTTGTAAGTTTTACTGATTTTCCAGATGCCGAATTTGCAATAAGCAAAAGTGAGCCTTTAGAGGTGTTTACTGATGCATTCGTCCCATCGTGTAATAATCCTAATGTTTCGGTTCCGCCCGGCTGTCTAATAACCACAGTGCCATTTCCACCAGTGGTCGCCTGTGCCCCCGGTTCCAAAATGATACTGCCACCTGCCCCACTTGTAATACCATCCGCTGCAATGATCGATAGGTTTGCCCCGGCACCAGACGATGCGCTATTAGGCTGAGACAGCCCCTCAGCGACGATAGCTGCAAC